CGAATTGCCGCTTGCAATCGTTGTTGGTGTTGTGGCGGCGTTGTCACCAACAAACCGTTGGGAACGCAATTTGATTGATGCTGACAATATGTTGCAAACATTCACAAGCGGCGGATATGTTGAAGATACGGCCCCCTGCACCTATAAGACAATGCGCGACAAGGCGTGGTTTATTCTTTCCAATGGCGTATCACAAGAGATTGACGCAATAGCCAAGACATTAAACGGCCCCAAGATAACGGATTTTTTCTTGTGCATTATGGGGCAAGACGTTTGTGTGATCGATGGTCATGCGTGGTGCATCGCAAACGCTGATCGTAGGACTATGCAAGAGGTGCCAAGCATTGGCAAGAAACTGCGCAAAGAATTGCAAGCGGCCTATAGTAAGGCAGGCAAGCGCCACGGAATGACGGCGTTTGAAATGCAAGCCGCGACTTGGGTAACTTGGAAGCGCATCCACAACGTCTAAAGAATCCTGTGACCACGGGTAACTTTGGGGGGGTTGAATCTTTATTGGTTGCCCCCCTGTTTTTTCAGTGGACACCACCCCGAATCATCACTATAAAGATCATATAAACAAACAAACGGAGAACAACGAATGTACAATTTCATTATCACAATGATCCTTTCATTTCTAATATTCGCGGGCGTATTTCTGTCAATCCTACTGGCTGGACTCGGTGATTACTTAGGCGCGGGTTTGATCCTGTTTATACCAGTTTCTGGCCTAGTCCTTTTATATTTGGAGTCAAATAATGACCGATAAAACAACAACAACAGTTTATTCTGCAAGCTGGCGCGAGTATGGTGGCGGATACGAAGAGGCGGACAACATAGAAGAACTTCGCCGTAAAGTTTTCGGCAGGGCGTGGGCACCTGTTTACCACCAAGTTTTGTTTATGAAATTCGAGCGGATTCAAAAGGAGTCAATATAATGGGTATACTAGACAATAAAGTTTTAATTAGCGTTAAATCTGGCAATGGCGAGTGCCGATATTTCAACCGCATAACCCAAGGCTTTACGGCGCGTTTTAATGGCCTAAGATTCTATGATACAACGGGTTGTAGCGTACGCCCGTATTTTAACAGCTTCAGACAGCACAATCAAAGCGAGTCAATCTGGCAAGCGATGTGTGAAAATGATTCGCAATTAGTATACCGCAAGTTTACCTTCTCGCATTTAGCAAAGGGTAATGTAGGTTAATCAATCGGTTGTTGCTTGTTTATCACAGGGGATTTAGTCCAATGTGATAACACAGCAACCCACGAATCGGTGTTAGGGTGGGGGCGATTCCTCTATCCTCGTCAAGGTTTTTCTTTTGAATACCCCATAATAATTCATTGGTGTAACATTTGTGCAACACTTAGTTTAACATTGAACTACTTTTAGTTTAACATTGAACTACTTTCTCGTGATAACCTGTAACAAACTGTAACAATTCGTGATCATCATGGGGGTTTACAAACGTGGAACCCCTATTTTATACGGGGTGATTCGGGGGTGGCCCGTTAACACCACCTAAATCCAAAACAAAGATTTACTTTAGTAGTGACTTATATGTCACAGTTACACACAGGTTACTACTTTTGAGTACCAATACCACCAAAAAAAATACAAAAAAGAATCGTGTGTTATCAACTACATATAAAATAGTTGAAAAATCTACTTGCGGGAACGTAATTTATGTCTATATAGGTAAGTAAGGTTACTAACTTAAGTTATCTCTTAAGAAACTATAACCACAACAAGTTATAAATAACTTAAGTATAACTATAGTTACTCAACAAGATTATATAACCACCTAGTTGTATAACTGATTGTTGTTATATCTTTGAGGTATTAACTCAGGTATAACACACCCTCCCCAGTCCAACCAAGATGAACCTTATCAACATCAGTATAGCTGAGACGTGATCCTGCCGATGGACTTGGGGAACTTATTCAAATGGAATCTGGATTACCTTCCTAAGAGATCATCCACATTGTCGTTAACAGAAAGATTGTCGTTATGGCTGAGAAGTTAAATTACAGTAAGAATGTCGAGAAGGCTGTACTTGAACTGATTCAGGGTGGAGTTTCTATCCGTCAGATCATTACTTCTATCCAACACTTACAAGATGCACCTCGTAGCTTATCTACTTTGTACAAGCACTACGGCCCAGCAATGGAACAAGAGCGTACTCGCATTAATGGTGCAGTAGGTAAACGAGTGATAGACCAAGCCTTATACGGAGATGTACAGGATGGTATTACTTGGAAGAGCCAAGAGTTATTCCTACGATCTAAAGCAGGTTGGTCTCCACAGAATACTACTAATGAAGTTGAACAAGAGATTGATCCCGAACTTGATGTCTCAGCAGCAGATCAACTTATGAACTTGCTAGGATTTGAACCCGATGAAGACGAACAGGAAGATAACCGCTGAAACACTCAGAGAGCTACCAGCGGATAAAGTCAAGAAGTTATTCACTCAGTTAGGGCCAGTCAAGGTAGACGAGCTGCAGCATGACTGGAGCTTCTGGGGTAGAGACGCACAGTTTCCTCCCCCTGACAGTGACTGGAATACATGGTTAATCAATGCTGGTCGTGGATTCGGTAAGACACGTTGTGGTGCTGAGTGGGTACGAGAGCAAGTCAAGCTAGGACATAAGCGTATAGCCTGTGTAGCGTCTACTAACTCAGACATTGAACGTGTTATGGTTAAAGGCGAGAGTGGCTTTTTATCGGTATGCTGGAAGCATGATAAGGACAGCAAGGGCAAGCACATGGGCTTTCCTGAGTGGTCTCCTACCAAGAGAAGTCTTACGTGGGCTAACGGAGCTAAGGTTGAGTTCTACTCGGCAGAGGAACCTGAGCGTTTACGTGGCCCTCAGTTCTCCGCTGCATGGTGTGATGAGCTGGCTGCTTGGAACAAAGATATTGATACATGGCAGATGCTCCAGTTCTGTCTACGTCTAGGTAAGCACCCACGAGTGTGCGTTACAACAACCCCCAAGCCAACTAAGCTAATGCGTGAGCTACTCAAGAACCCGAAGACTGTCGTTACGAGTGGGACTACTTTTGATAACGCTGCAAACCTAGCTGATACCTACCTTGTTGCTGTTAAAGAGCAGTACGAAGGAACTCGTCTCGGTAGACAGGAGCTTTATGCTGAGGTACTAGAGGAAGCTGAAGGCGCACTATGGACTTCAGATACATTAGATGCTGCTAGTATTAAACACGAAGATGTACCAGACCTGACACGTATTGTCGTTGCACTTGACCCTGCTGTTACAGCTAATGCTGAGAGTGACATGACAGGTATTGTTGTTGCAGGTTTAGACATTAACGGCATTGCTTATGTCTTAGGCGATTACACAGATAAACTCTCTCCACAAGGATGGGCAGAGAAAGCTATTCGATTATATCACCAGTACGAAGCTGACCGTATTGTAGCCGAGGTCAATCAGGGTGGTGATCTTGTGAAGATTACTATACACAATATAGACGACAACGTAGCATATAAAGCTGTTAGAGCTTCTCGTGGTAAGTACGCCCGTGCAGAGCCTATATCAGCCCTGTATGAACGCGGTCTAGTCAAACATGTAGCCAACCCCCCTGACGGTGCTTCACTCAACGAGCTAGAGACCCAATACCGCACTTGGGAGCCACTAGGTCGTATTGGTTCACCCGATAGACTTGATGCTGCTGTATGGGCATTGACAGAGTTATGTTTAGGTGGTTATTCTAAACCTAAACTTACTCTAGCTTACAGTAGTGCGAAAGGACTTACCAAATGAAGACTTGTACTGCTTGTAATGCAGAGAAGGACTTATCCTTATTCTATATGCGTAAGGGTAATCCACGGTCTGAATGTAAGTCATGCACTCTGGCACAGAATAAGAAGTCTATCACACACGAAGCAAAGATTGACGCTCAGACGCGGTATCGTAAAGCTAACCGTGAAGAGCTAAATGAAAAGCACTCTGAGTATAAGAAGGCCAACCGTGGTCTTTGTAACGCTTCGTGGATGAAGTATCACGCTAGTAAGAAGAACGCAACACCAGCATGGCTGACTGAAGAGCAAAACGATGACATCAAGGCGATGTACGTACTAGCTAAGAAGTTTGAGAAGCTCTGCAACATTAGTTATCATGTTGACCATATTGTTCCCCTAGCTGGCAAGGACGTTTGTGGACTACATGTTCCTTGGAACTTACAATTACTACCTGCCAGCGTGAACATGTCAAAAGGTAACAGACACAATGAAGAAGCTCTCAGAGGGTAAAGCTACGCAGACACTTGGTGTCGCTGGTGATAACACGCACAACGGACAGATCAGAGCGGATGAGTTCCTACCTGATTTACGTGGCAATAAAGCTATACGTAAGTATCGTGAGATGCGTGACAACGATGCCACCATTGGTGCTGTCATGTATTCTGTTGAGCAAATCCTTCGTGATGTTGAACTTACTGTTAAGCCTGTTGATGATACCCCTGCTGCTAAAGTAGAAGCTGACTTCGTTAAGAGTGTACTTGATGACATGGATCATACTCTCGATGACCACGTTGCTGAATCCTTATCTTATTTGTCGTATGGCTTTAGTTGGTTTGAAGTTATATACAAACGTAGAGTTGGCCCTACTGAGCGTTCTGATAAGAAGCACTCGAAGTACACAGACGGACGCTTAGGTGTCAAGAAGATAGCTTCTCGTGCGCCTTGGACTATTAACAAGTTCGACGTTAACCAGAAGACTGGTGAAGTCTTAGGAATCCAACAATCGGTAGGCTTTTCTAATGGTAATAACTACATCCCCCTTAATAAATCTATTTACTATAGAACAACCTCTCTTAATGGAGACCCAAGTGGTCGTTCTATCCTTCGTAACGCTTATACTTCTTATGAGTATCTTAATAACCTACAAGCTATCGAAGCTATTGCAGTGGAAAGAGAGCTAGCAGGTATCCCTGTTGCACGCATTCCTGCTGAGTATCTATCTAATGATGCCTCAGTTGCACAGACAGGCTTTGTGCATGATCTACAGCAAATCCTACGTGATGTTAAGTTCAACGAGCAAGGTTACATTGTACTACCTTCTGATACCTACCCTGACAAAGATGGATCGCCATCTACCACACGTCTAGTTGACATTGAACTAATGGCTTCTAACGGTAAACGTAACATCGAAATCGGCCCTATAGTCAGTCGTTACCAGCATGATATCGCTCGTAGTGTACTATCTGAGTTTCTTCTTCTTGGTACATCAGGTGGCTCCTATGCCTTGTCCAAGTCTAAGACAGACTTATTCCTACGTGCGCTAGAGAGTTATATACAAGCAATCGTAGATGTTCTAAACAAGCAGTTGGTTGAACGTCTATGGCAGTTAAATGGTCTTAACTATGACCTGATGCCAAGCATTGTAGCTGGAGATGTAGCTCCGCACGACCTTCGTGAGATTTCTTCGTTCCTTCGTAACCTTAATGGTGCAGGCATTGATGTGTCGTCTCACCCAGAGGTTATCGGTGACCTTATGAGCATAGCTGAACTAGAGTATGACCATAGCGTAGTAGTTGATACCGAAGATGAAGGTGAAGACTAATGACAACTTGGTCAAAGTTATTATATCAGCATGACCCCTTAGCTATTGCCCAAGGGGACGTTAATTACTACTCCTCCCTACAGAAGTTTGGTGCTAACTTTAACATAAACACTAGCACTGACCCTGAGAGTATCTGGAGTGCTGGAGGTCTTTACCCTTGGTCTGCTTTAGATGCTCCTGAGACGCTATACCTTATCTCAACAGACACTGGCGACACAGACACTGTTTTACTTGAGGGTCTTGATGCCAACTACCTACCCTTAACTGAGACTGTTCAGATGGCTGGTCAAACAGCAGTTGCTACAGTTAATCAGTTCAAGCGTATCTACCGCATAGAGTACAATCACGGAACTATTAACGCAGGTACTGTTACAGCTAGAACTGTAAGTGGTACAGGAGTTGTAGTAGCTCAGGTTGATCCTACTTTATCTCAAACCCTGATGGCAATCTACACAGTTCCTGCAGGTTTCACTGCTTACCTGACTAACTTAGACTTCTCTGTGAACAAGGGTAGGGATGCTCAGTGTAGGTTGTACGCAAGAGAGTTTGGCAGGTCTTTCAGGATTAAGCACTTAACTGAATTATATGAGAGCAACTACCGTTATAATTTCACTGTACCTCTTCGATTAACCGAGAAGACCGATCTTGATTTGATCGTTTATGAGGTTGAGAATGCTAACACACGAGTATCCTGTAACTTCGATATAATTCTAGTAGACAACGCGAGGCCAAACCATTGAATATTCTTAAAGGACAGTACGCAACAGACGTATTTACTACTGAGGCTGAAGCTAGGGTTCGCTCTACTGCAATGGGTCTTGATGGCGTAACTCATGTCTATGACTATGACGGTCAAGCGGTATATATGCCAGCAGCTTCACACGAGGCTTATCTAGCCTTTCTGGGAGGAAGTAACCCAGAGATGGAAGAAGCCTCCTCAGTGGACAGCCTAGAGGCTCTCAGAGCTGTTGTAGCAGAGATACTCAAGGTTGAAATTTCAGATACATCGGTGAGTGAAATGACAAAGAACATTGAAGGTAAAATACTTAAGACTGACGACGAACAACGTATGGTTTACGGTTGGGCCTCAGTTATCACTGAAAATGGTGAACCAGTAGTAGATCGTCAAGACGACATGATCGAAGCTGACACTCTAGTTAAAGCAGTGAATGAATTTATGGAGCATGTGCGGGTCGGCAAGGCCATGCACATTGGGGAGCAAGTAGGAACAGTAGTTCACTCTCTCCCAATCACTAAAGAAATTGGTGATTCTCTCGGTATCCAGTCTGATCGGGAAGGATGGGTTGTCGCTTACAAAGTATTCGATGATGATGTCTGGGCTATGGTCAAATCTGGTGAATTAGCAGCATTTTCCATTGGTGGAAAAGCTATCAAAGAGGAGATATAACTTGCCCAATCTCTTAAAAAAGTTACAGCTTACGGAGCTTTCCTTAGTGGATCGCCCAGCCAATGCGCAGGCAATGGTCTCTCTCTTTAAGCGTGACACTTCCGAAGAGGAACTTAATAAAATGACAGATGAAATGGAAGCCAAAGTAAAGGCGTACATGGACGACAAAGGCTGTGGTCGTGAAGAAGCTATGAAGGCTTTGGAAATAGACACGGAAGAAGTTGCTGAAGAAGTAACTGAAGAAGTCAACCCACTACAAGCTGAAGTCGATGAACTTAAAGCTGAGAATGAGTCACTACGTAAGGGTCTTATTGAAGAGGGTTACATTATTAAAGCTGATGCTATCGAAAAGAAAGCTGAAGTAGAGATGATGGACATCGAAGGTGAGATGGTTGTTAAATCAGACATCCCAGCACCAGTGTTGAAAGCTCTTGAAGCTGCATCTCTGGAAAAAGCTGACATTGAGTTGACTAAACGTGCTGGGGAAGCTCTCCCACATTTTGCAACTGATGTAGCTAAATCTCTCGTAGCTAAGTTTTACGAAGATGAAGCAATTATGGAAGCACTTAAAGCCGCTGACGCTGCCTTTGAAGCCGCCATGAAAGAATTTGGTAAGTCCGACGTAGACGGCGAGTTCGCTACCTCTGCTGACAAACTAGATAGTCTCGTAAAGTCTTACATGGACGAAAATCAACTAAAGAAAAGTGAATATGCCAAGGCTTATGCTGCTGTAGCAAAGACTGAATCAGGCAAGTCACTTATTAACAAATCCTATAAAGGGGAATAATCATGGCTGTTATGCAATCTCGCGACAACCGCACTCTAATTGCTGGGGAAGACCTATCCGCAGCTCAATTCAAATTCTTAACTCTTGAGTCAGATGGTCAAGTTGACCTTGCAGACTCTGCTGGTGAAAACGCTCTAGGTGTATGCCTAGTGGGTGCAACGGCAGGTAACGCTGTTACCGTCTGTGTATCTGGATCAGTTATGGTAGAAGCTGGTGGCACTATTGCTGCTGGTGCGCAAGTACAAACTGGTGCTGATGGCACTGCATTGACTGCTGCCACTGGTGATGTTGTACTTGGTTACGCCCGTGAAGCTGGTGTAGATGGTCAAATCATCGAAATCGAAATGATCCAAGGCGGCAACGTTGCAGCCTAACCTAGTAATTAAAGGAAAATTATAATGCCCCTATTGACCCCATCTAATGTACATCTAGACCAACCATTGTCAAACTTGACACTGGCATATGTACAATCCCAAGACACTTTCATTGCTGATAAAGTATTCCCAACTGTTGGTGTTGCTCGTCAGTCTGACAAGTTCTACATCTATGACCGCGCGAATATGAACCGCTCTGGTGACGTTAAGAAATTAGCTCCACGTACAGAAGTTAACCGTATTGGTATGGCAATCTCCAACGACGCTTACTACGCAGATGTGTACGGCTTAGGCATGGACTTCGATGAGCAAACTATTGCTAACGAAGACGAAGTGTTGGAAATCCGTTCTGCTGGTGCAGAGACATTGATGATGCGTTTGTTGATCGACCGTGAAGAGCGTTTCGCTGATACATTCTTCAAGGCTAGTGTCTGGACTACAGACGTAACTCCTGCCAACTTGTGGTCAGATTACACTAACTCTACGCCTCTTACAGACGTGACTAATGGTCTACGTTCTGCGCAACTTAAGTCTGGTGGTTTCAAACCAAACACAATGGTTGTAGGCAAAGAAGTACGTGACATCTTGATCAACCACCCTGATGTTCTAGCACGTTTGAATGGTGGTTCTACCATCAACAACCCTGCATTAGTAACAGATGGTAAGTTGGCTGAAATCTTCGGTGTAGAGAACTTCTTCGTAATGGAAGCTGTTAAGAACTCAGCCGTTGAGGGTCTTGCAGAAAGCAACGCCTTTATCGGTGGTAAGAACGCATTGTTGTGTTACACACCACGCAATTCTGGCCTGATGACACCTGCTGCTGGTATGACATTCGCTTGGAACTCAGTTCCAGGAGTTTCTAACCTTGGTGTTACTGTTGAATCATACTCTGATGATGCACTGAAGCGTCAGCAAGTTGCTGAACACATCCAAGTTAAAATGGCATACGACATGAAAGTTGTAGGCCCAGACTTAGGTTACTTCTTCGAAGCTGTTGTAGCTTAATTTAGCTTAATTTAGCTTAATATAATAACGGATTGCCCCTTAATTGGGGCATTTCCCAACTCATAAAATAACATAATAGTATTCATCTAATGGAGAGTAACATGCACCCCACATACTTGGGAATACAAGTCGATTGGCCTTTGTTTATTAAGATGCCTTTGATGGCAGACAGTAAGATTTGGAAAGTTGGAGATCACTTTAATTGGTTAGAGCGCGGGATTGACCTAGATAAGGTCGCCACCCTGTACGCCACCAACTACGTATATCACAACAAAGAACTAGAGATACAGAACAAAGTCGGAGATCGCCTATCTGAACTATCTGGTAAACAACTAGAAAGTTTAGTTAACTCATTAAACCACGAAGTTAAGACTAGGACATCCAGTACAGCAGAGTTTAACGCTAAGAAGTGTAAGAAGTCAAAGTTAGACGATAAGCAACGTGGTCTTATTCGTCGCTTCCTAAATGCAAATCACTGGGTATCAGATTATTTCTACACTATTCGAGATAGTATTATCAAAGAATAACAACAACGGAGACGACTTATATGGCTTGGTCTTATGATCCCGCAGACTTAAATACTACCACGACTTCAGGTCGTCTCAACACAGTTCGCCTATTAGTAGGAGACACAAACACTTTAGATCAGCAAAAGGATAACGATGAGATCACCTTCGCTCTAACTGAGAGTGGTGACAATGTTTACTACGCTGGTGCTTGGACTGCTCGCGCTATTGCTTCTAAATACTCTCGACAAGTAAACACAGAAATCAGTGGCGCTCTTAAGGCTGATTACTCAGACTTAGCAAAGCAGTATAAGACCTTAGCAGATGAGCTTGAGTATCAAGGTAAGACTTCAGGTGCGGCTGTGGGTGTTTTAGCTGGTGGTATCACTAAAAGTGGTATTGAGGCTGTTAGAGCTGATACAAACCGTATAGAAGGCTCTTTCCGCAGAGACCGATTTAAGAACCCACCTAACTATCAAACCCCTGAATACGAATAGGAGTAACATATGTCATTTCACTCCTTTGACCTGCTTAACCTCGTACAAGACTTCGGTGAAACCCTCACGCTACGTAAAATTACTACTGCGGGTGCATATGACCCCGCTACAGGTGATATAAGTCAAACTACAACTGATTATTCCATTACCGCATACCTATATAATTATAACGCAGGTGTTCCTGCAGGTAACGATGAGGTTGTTCGTGGGTCTCGTAAGTGTGTTATCCCTGCGTTAGACTTAGCCGCTATACCTGACTTTGAAGACCTAATAATTGGTAGTGGTGATACAGTAAAGATTAATTCTGTTATGTCCATATTCTCTAATGGTGTTGCAATGGGATATATCTGTGACGTAGGAGAATAACACATGGCTGCCAAAAGCAAAACGGTTCAAGTAGCTCCCTCTTTCTATAAGAAGATGGAACGTCTTGAAGTTGATATCGAAGATGCTATTAAAAGTAAGCTAATGAGAATGTCTCGTGACGCGGTTAATTTATCGCCCGTAGATACTGGCTCTTACGTTACCTCCTTCTCAATTTCCACTGGGGCTGGACGACCAAGAGGTAAATCCTCTGACAATAAACCTAAATATCAAAACGAACAATCTATGAAAGACTTAGGCTACACTCAGTTGGTGTCCGACATAGACAAGTTAGAACCTCTGAAAAACCCTAGCTTTGTTTTTAGGAATGGATCACCTCACGCAGAAGCTGTAGAGCATGGCAAAAATGCCCCTGACGGTACAGGTAAGACTTGGGCTAGATCAGTAATGTCTGGTGGTTATCAAGTCTTTGCAAAGATAAGGAACTTACATGGCTAGTATTAGCAACGACATCAGAGCTGCACTTGAGAGCCACTTAGCTTCAACTGCAGGCATCCCAGACATAGCCTACGAGAACGTAGCCTTTCAACCAACAACAGGTACTAGCTTCTTTAGGGTTCAGTACCTGCCAACATTAACTAGACCCGCTGTACGGGGCTTAAATCCACAGCTAAGGTACCAAGGTCTCTTTAACGTGACGGTCTTCTCTCCAGAGGGGAAAGGGCCAAAGGAAGCTGATGACTATGTAAACCTAGTTGTAGATGCTTTCGCTGCCACTACTGACATCTCCTTTACTAACTCAGATGCAGAAACAATAAAAGTGTCTATAGATTATGCTGAAAGACAGCAGGGCCTATTAGACAGCCCTTGGTACTTTGTTCCGATTAATATCGGATGGTACATTTACAAATAACTTCCAATAGGAGAATACAATATGGCTTTTTCACAAGGCTCACGCTCCAGTCTGTCGTTTATCACTGAATCAACTTTCGGTACGACACCTGCTGGTAACTTCGCTAACCTTCCCTTCAGCACTCACTCTTTGAACCTAACTAAAGATCGTGTAGCAGGCACAGACATTGAGGCTGATCGTATGCCACGTGTTGATCGCCACGGCAACCGTCAAGTAGCTGGTGATATCGTAGTTGATCTACGTGATGCTGATTTTGACACATTCCTTGAGTCAGCTATGTTGAACGTATGGGACACAGTTACGCTTAAGGTTGGCACTACACCTAAGTTCTTCTCTATCGAAGACTACGCTGCTGACATCGACCAAGCTCGTCTGTTCACAGGTTGTTCAGTATCAAGTCTGGCTATTTCCCTCGCCCCTAATCAGATGGTTACGACAACCTTTGGTATGGTAGGCAAAGACATGTCCTTGAGTGCCACAGAGAAGACACAAGATGCTGCCTCTGGTGCTGCACCATTTGATGCTTACTCTGGTGATATCGCTATTGGTAACGTAGCTGGTGCCACTACAGTGGCTATCGTAACTGCTTTAGACTTCACACTAAATAACGCTTATGCACCTACATTCGTCATTGGCGATGATAGCGCACCTTCCCTTGAGTATGGTCGTGCAGAAGTTGAAGGCACTATGACTGTGTACTTCGAAGATGAAACTATGATTAACCGCTTCTTGAATGAGACTGAAACTGAGATTGAAGTGTCTGTAAACGATCCTACAGGTGCTAATGCCTACACGTTCCAGTTCCCTAAAGTTAAAATTAACTCTGCTGATGTTGGTGTCGATGGCCCAACTAGCCGTATGATCTCCATGTCTTTCGTAGCACTATACGATTCGACAGAAGGTACTAACCTTAAGATTACACGCCCAGCATAAACTAATACCTACGTAGGTACGTGGAGGCTCTGAGTCGGGTCGGGGTCTCCACACTTTAATCCCCGACATAACTCCTGACAAACAAACAAAGGAACTCGACAATGGATTTAATGAACCTGAAGCCTACTAGCGAGACTGTAGAAGTTAAACTGGTACACCCCAACACTGGCGACAAGCTGAAGAATGACGACAAAACGGACATGACTATCACTGTCTACGCAAGTCACTCTAAAGAGCATAAAGCTGCAGTTCACGAACAGACAAACAAACGTCTAAAGGCTATGCAAGGTAGCAAGAAAGCTAACTTTACGTCTGAAGAGATAGAAGTGGCTACTTTGGCTTTGCTCTCTAAGGTTACAGCTAGTTGGGATATTACCTATAATGGTGAGAAACCTAAACTTACTGTCGCTAAAGCTAAAGAATTATATGACGAAGTATTCTGGATTAAAGACCAGATTGAAGAGGCTTTGGCGGAATCTCTGGATTTTACGAAAGCCTAACTTCTCAGTTGTGCGTTTGGTCTGAGCATCAGTTCAGACTAAACAAACCTGACAAGGACGGCACCACAGAACGAGAACATCTTGAACAAGTAGAAAGGCAGACTGGACGTAGAGTAGAAGCATTGGAATCCCCGACAAACTTTCCGATGCTTATATCTCATGTCTGGTCTGCCTTTATTAGTTTAAGCAACGACAGAACACAAGGTTTCAATGGCCCTAACCCGATAACTTACGAACAAATTAAAGCATGGAAAGAACTGACTGAGACACCTATTTCCTCTTGGGAGGTAGAAGCAATAAAGCGTGTCGATGTAGTTTATATGGGGATAGCGAATGTCTGACGTATCAATAATCATCTCAACTAATGCTAATGAGGCTTCAAAAGAGATAGGTGGACTCTCTGCCTCTATTATGAAGAGCGCCGCAAAAGCAAATCAGATGGCAAAGGCTTTTGACTTTCTTGATAAGTCTTTCAATAGGGGTAAGATTGATGCTGCCCAATACTCTTCTGCTATAGTGAAGTTAAATAAAGAGGAAGCTAGGCTTTATAGCGTCCTTGGAAAGACTACTGGCGAAGTAAACAGACAATCTGTAGCTTTAAATAACTCAGCAGCGACAGCAAGTAAAGCCTCTATTGCGGCTGG